ATACAACACACCAGAAAAAATTGGTGGTTGGGCTCAACTTGGAGAAAATAAACTTACAGGTGCGGTTAGAAAAACACATCACATTGTTAATAAGTCAGGTAGTAAATTTTCTATTCTAGGCACGAACAGAATTTTATATGCATTTAATGGAGGTATCTTTTATGATATTCATCCAATTAAATCGACAAACACTTTATCAAGTGCTTTCACAACCACAAACGGATCAACCTCTGTTACCATTACATTTTCTACTGCTCACAATATTGGTGTAAATGATATTGTTTTGTTAGATAATTTTTCTACCATCACTAATTCTAATTACAGTGCATCTGATTTTGATGATAAAAAATTTATGGTGACTTCTGTGCCAACGACAACCACCATAACGGTTACCATGCCAAGTGCAGAAACAGGTTCAGGTGCAACGGCATCCGGTGGTATTCGAGTTAGACATTATTATCCTGTGGGTCCAGCACAACAAACTCCTGCTTTAGGCTGGAGTCTAGGGACTTGGGGTGGTGAAGTTTTAGGTAATGTACAAACAACTTTAGTTGGCGCAATCAATGACTCACAAACAACAGGTATCCAATTAGCAGACTCATCTCAGTTTCCAACATCAGGTACAAACTTTATACAAATTGGAACGGAAGAAATATCTTACACAGGAATTACTTCAGACGTCTTAACAGGTGTTACAAGAGAAGTAAGAAACACAACTGCGGCAGCGCACTCAGCAGGTGCAACGATTGAAAATACTTCTGACTTTGTTGCTTGGGGTGAAGCGGCAAGTGGTGACCAAGTTACGGATCCTGGCTTATGGTCGATTGATAATTTTGGAGATAAGATTATTGCACTTATTCATAATGGTGAAGTTTTTGAATGGGATTCAAATGCAGCGAATGCAGTTAGTAATCGAGCAACAATTATAACAGGAGCGCCAACTGCTTCACGTGACATGGTGGTCTCAACACCGGATAGACACTTAGTTTTCTTTGGAACCGAAACAACCATTGGAGATAAAACGACTCAAGATGAAATGTTTATTAGATTCTCGTCTCAAGAAGATATTAACACTTACACCCCAACGGCAACCAATACAGCAGGCACACAAAGACTAGCTGATGGATCTAGAATCATTGGAGCCGTTCGTGGTCGAAATGCAATTTATGTTTGGACGGATACCGCACTATTTACGATGCGTTTTATTGGGCCACCATTTACATTTGGCTTTGAACAAGTTGGAACAAACTGTGGTTTGATTGGTCAGAATGCAGCAATCGAAGTTGATGGTACAGCTTACTGGATGTCAGAAAATGGATTCTTTAAATACGCTGGTAATTTAGAAACGATGGTTTGTTTAGTTGAAGATTTTATTTATGATAATTTAAATACAACAGCAGCTCAACTCATTAACGTTGGACTTAATAATTTGTTTGGAGAAATTACCTGGTTCTATTGTACAGCAACATCAAATGTTGTTAACCGAATGGTAACTTATAATTATCTAGACTCGTCACCACAAAGACCGGTGTGGACGACAGGAACACTTGCAAGAACAACTTGGGTTGATTCTTCTGTATTTGGTTTACCTCATGCAACCGAATACAGTATTTCGGTTGACGGTTCTTTTGATGTTGTTGGAAATACAGATGGTTCAACAGTTTACTATGAACATGAAAAAGGTACAGATGATGTTACCACGACTGCGATTACAGCGATTGCTGCAAACATACAATCAGGAGACTATGATATTAATACACAAGAGTCAGGAGGCGATGGAGAAGTCCTTATGAAAATTAGAAGATTTGTTCCAGACTTTGTTTCACAAACAGGCAATACACAAATTACATTAAATTTAAGAAACTACTCAAACAATTCACAAGCTAGTTCACCCTTAGGTCCTTTTACAATTACATCAAGCACATCAAAGATAGATACTCGTGCAAGAGCAAGAGCAATATCTTTAAAAGTAGAAAACACAAGCACAGGTCAAGACTGGAAGCTAGGAACTTTTAGATTAGATTTACAACAAGACGGAAGAAGATAATGGCAAAAATTGTACAAGTTTTAACAAGACCTGGAAAAGAATACCGACAAGTTGTTGCTGACTCACAAGTTAGAGATCTTGATGCGGTAATACAAAAACTTAACACAACGTTTCAACAAGAGTTAAAGGATGAAGTCGTCGCACAAAACTTCTTTTTAAATTAATGTCTAATAGTTTCGTAAATGCAAAAGTCGATTTAACCACAACAGATAACACGACGTTATACACAACACCGTCTGCAAATGTTGCTTTAGTTAAATCACTGCTTGTAGCTAATGACTCAGGATCTAGCTGTAATCTTGATGTAACCTTAACCAATGCAAGTGGCACAGTGTTTACTTTATTTAAAACCAAAGCAGTAGCATCGAATACAACTACTGAACTTCTGACTCAGCCCCTAGTGGTTGAAGAGAGTGAAATATTAAAGGTGCAAGCCAGTGACGCTAATGAATTACATGTTATTGCTTCGATACTACAAATACAGCCAAGAGAGGTAACGACATAATGCAAGTGATAAAACCAGAGAAAATCATAGAAAAGATTACAAATAAGAAGACCGGTGAAGAGTACAAAAATGACCAGGAATGGAAGGCAAAAGGTGTGCCAGAAGAGGACATAAAAAAGGACATTACACTTATGATGCCTAGCCTTGATTTATTCAGTAAAACAAAGTAGATTATAACATTCAGGATTGAAACGCCTGCCTAATTGTATACAATACCCAATATGACTATTGCAAGAGGACAAATGAAAAGACAACTATACGAAAACGGAACGATGCCAAAGGGAGGCTTACCTTCTTTAGAAGATATTATGGAAGGTAAAGTATCACCTGCTGAGATGGCGTTAATTAGAGAAACGTTAGAAGACGAAGATTTTATTTCTATGCAAGAAGGTTATAATTTAGACGATGAAAAACCTAATTATCTAGGTAGACCTTTTACATTTAGAGATTCAAAACCGATGTCTGATGAAGAACCTATGTCTGATGAAGAAAAAAGAGATATGGAAAGGTTAATGGAAAAACAAAAACTCCCTGCTTATCAATACGACGAAAAAAATCCCTACACAGGTCCAAGATCTATGAGAATGGGTGGTGGTCTTATGGATACTAGACAAGCGTATGGCTTTGGAAGCCTTGTTAAATCAATTACAAAACCAATTAAAAAAATTGTAAGTGAAGGTGGGGATTTTATAAAAAGTGCAGCCTCTAAAGTCGACCCAGAAGATATAGCTTCGGCCATTGCTCTTGCAACAGGAAACCCACAACTTGCTGCTCAAATACAAATGGCAAGTGGAGGAACAGGTAGTCCAGAACTAGATATGGCTTTATCTTTTTATGGAGGAACGGCAGGAGGTCCTGGAACAGGACAACCATTTAGTTTTGCACCACAATCAGGAGGTTTCCCTGGAACAGGTGGAGGAAATGATTTTGGTCTTTCTAATTTATTTTCTTTTGCTCCAGATGGTGGATCACCTACAGGAGAAACTCCTTCAGGCGGTGGCATTTTTGGAAATATAGATCCTAAAATACTTGAAGCTGGAATGAAAATAGGAACTAATATTTTACAAAACAAAGCACAAAACAAAGCACAAGAACGACAAGCAGATGAAGCTTATAAAGCATTAAAAAATAATAGCATGTCTTTCACTGACGCTCAAAAAGTATTTGGTGGCGCAGCCGTGTCAACAGCGCTAGCTAAATTAGCCTATGAATCTCAACAACGACAATTAGAAGATTTTAAAAAAGACAGAGAAGCTTTTGAAAAAAGAAGAGACATTAAAAGAGCCGAATACGCTGAAGCTAAACGAGCAGCAGTTACAGGTGCACCAACTGGCCCAGCAGATGTTGTAAGAAGACCAGGTCAAGCTATGGGTGGTATCATGGACGTGCCATTAAGAACTAACTCACAAGGCGTTACAGAAATGGATTTTAGAAAAACAGGTGGTTTTGTGCCACCCGTTGGTATAAAAGAAAAAGCAGATGACATTCCAGCAATGTTGTCGAATAATGAGTTTGTATTTACAGCAG